TATCTAGGGGTTTTTTGCTATCCCAATGGATAAACATACCACGATAGAGGTAATCCTTTTTGATCCTGTGGGCATCGATTGTGACCATGAAATAGTCACGAAGCCCTTTTTGTTTTAGATGTGATGGGGTTGGGTGCACGATTGCAGATTTTTATTGAGTGATTGAATACCTTGTTTCTAGTACTTGCACAATAGGTTCAGTCTTTACTCCACTAGATATGTTTATAAATCTGTCATAAGCCTTATCCTTGGTATGACTTAAGCTATTCTCCATAAATAATTCATCTTTTCTAGTGTAATAAATTACTGATTGTGTTACTGGATTTGTTTCTGTTACGAACTCGAATTTTGCCATGTGTTAGGGTTTTTGGGTTGGGTAAATCTTGTTAAGTTTTTGGTGTCGTTCAAAGTAGGATTGCATCCCACGAGATTTTTGCTGACTCATAATATTCTCGTGATACACAGGATCAAGAAAGGTTTTTGCCTCGTAGTTGTAATAGACTTGGTCACCACGACAGAAGTTTTTGCCTGTAAGACTGCATCTGCAATCATACTTGGCGGTAATTAATTCAAAATTCATAGATGGGTTTTTTGTTTTGTTTGGTAAAATTAAGGAGTTTTTGTTATTATTTCAGATTTTTATGTTAAAGTTTTCACAAAAGATTTTTGCGTGATTCGAGCAGATTTTTGTCCGCATGGGATTTTTAGCAGGTTTTTGCGTGTCGGATTTTTAGGGGATTTTTAGGCATAGGTATCCAAAAGGGTTTTTGGCAGGTTTTTGGCTATAGCAATTGGTTATTAGTTGCATAAACAACTAATGTTTAAACATTAACGCTTTATACTTTGCGTAATATTGCCATGCTTTAAAAACTACTTTTAAGCCTATTTTAAGCCTCAAATTTGGCCTATCTTTATAATTTGATATAAGGATACCAACTAAAAAAAAGAAGCCTAAAATAAGTCCTATTTTGTAAGATATTCAACCCAATTTTGTTGAATCTGTTTTTTATAGGCCCTAAATTGTTTTAATGCCTGGGCCTTTGTGTAACCCTGGTAAATTTGTTTTACATATTGGCTATTAATTATGTCACTTACTAGATAATAATTAGCCCCAATTTTAGTACAAAGCATAAAATAAAAGTGTTGGTTAATATAAAAGCCCCAATTTAGGGGCCTTTATTTCGCTAATTTATAGCTCATCAGTTAACCTGGTTAATCATTCATAGCTATAGGCATCAAAATGCCGAATCCTTCCATATCTTTATGAGTTACCTTAATTGCTTTAGTTTTACCAAAAAAAGTATAAATAAAATTATTTGTACTTTGGTTAAACACTTCGCAAAGATCCTGCAGGTACAAAGGATTAAAAGAAATAAGATCGACGGCCTCAACTGAACTTTGTTCTGTAGGTAGCACCTGCTCACAATTAGGATATTTTAGGCCTAAATTACTAAATGCCTCCAATGTTAAAATATCGATAATACCTAATTTCCCTTTTTTATCGAAGGCCTCTAAATAATTATCTTTGATATTGTAATATAAGGCCTTGTAAAAATTGCCTTTTTTCCATGCGTCGGCCTTAAAATAAAATTCTGTAGGAGCATCATTCGGCAAAGATCCAAAGGCCTCATTAATTGGGATCTTTATAAGCTTATGAGCGTCTGTAGCATATACAAAGCCGTTTTTTACTTGAATGTACTCGAATGCAGGGCGAAAATTGTCTTTTGTTGTAACTAAATGTAATTTTTTCATAGTGTTTTGTTTTTTTGTTTGTTTGTTTTTTAATTGTTTAAATTGCATAAAATATAAATACCTTCTTTTATTTTTTGTTCTGTTTGTTTTTTGCATTCACTTAAAAATATGTTTCTGTACTTTCCTGTAGTTCTTGAATAATCCCAATAAACAGGATCTAGATAAGTTTTACCGCCTTCGACCTTTACGATAATACTTCTATAGGATTGAAAATAAACGGCCGTTTCTGTTCTAATTTCGAACTGGTTGGCAATTATATTGCCTTTGCTAGATCTTAAGTTTTGTACTTTCATGTTTTGTGGTTTTTATTGTTATTTGATATAAATTGTAAATTCAGGGCCAAAGGCTAAACGATATTCATTAACTAGGTATTTTGCCTCCTGTAGTGTTTGGGCCTCATCTATTTCCTCTTTCCCATATTTTGAGGATGCCATTATTTTGTATGTCTTTTTCATGTTTATTTGTTTTTAATTGTTTGGTAAATTGTTTTAATTAATACATAGGTAAAAATTGATCCAATAAATAAAAGGATCAATTCGGCTAGGCTAATTGTTTGCATGTTCGTTAATTAAAAGGTGAATGAATAACCTGGATACTGATCCAATGAAATAATCAACCAGGCAAGTAAAAAGAATTGGGAGGATAACCTCGGTAAATTGTGTCATTTTGTTAGTGTTTAATGAGGCATAAAGATAGGTATAAATATCAAACAATATGAAACAATCTTAAAAGATATGTTAAAATAGTGTTAATATTGTTAAATTGAATTATTTAGTATATATTATATTGGTATATACAATTATAGGTAACTTATATAATTATATACATTACTAATAAAGTAGTAAATTATAATAGTATTGATATTATCATTACATGGATATAGTTATATACACATTGATTAGAAGTATTTAAGCCTAATTCTTAGTTGGTGCACAAAAGAGCCTAAACAATCAATAAAGTAAAAATACATATTTTTGCCTTCGATGGATGGCAAAGGACTCAAGAAATAGGGGAGAGAGCAATAGCTTATAATATTTATTATGTTAAATGGCAACCTAACCCCTCCCCTACCCTACCCCCTACGGGTTTTTTTCGTACGGAAAATTTCGTAGATCCCTTGTGCCCTCCAATATTCTGATATCAACCATTGTTTTAACATTTTTTGATATTTGATTTTTTTTATTTTCCATATAACCCATTATAAATAAATATAATATGTACAAGTGCAAACCAAAACCAAAAAAGTAAACCATGAAAGACACAGTAGCCAAAAGAACTTACAGATGTAAATGCGGAGTATCTACAGAGGATTATGTTTGGGATAGTTCCATAATGGAACATACCATCAAGTGTAATAAGTGCGAAAGTGTACTTAGCTTTGACCATATCAAGGTAGAGAAGGTAGTGCATATCACATCTATCCGAACACCAACTAAAAACCGATAATATGAATGCAGAGTTCAGATTACGCAGTAATATGCTAAAACCAATACAATTATGAATGCAGAGTTCAAGGATATTAGCAAAGAAGCTTTTATCATAGCTTACAAGGAGAATTTTGGCAATATCACCATTGCTTGTGAATCAGCAGGGGTTGGTAGAGGTCAATACAAGTCCTGGTGTGATAAAGATCCTGAGTTTAGACAAAGATTGGCTGAAATAGAGCCTGAGGAGATTATGCTTGACTTCGGTGAGCATAAGTTGATGGAAAGGATTGCTAAGGGTGATACCCTGGCTACAATGTTCCTTTTAAAAACCAAAGGTAAGCGTAGAGGCTACATCGAAAGGCAAGAGGTTGCTCATGAAGGAGATGTCGTTAAGCAGATTACTGTTAATGTCCTAAAAGCAGGTCATGTTGATGAGCTACCGAATAGTACGCAACATATCGATGGTGATGAGCATTTATCTCTTGAAGATACTGGCATGGTGGTTCCTGCTACCGAAGCTGCTAATATCCAAGATATTCCACTTTACGAGTTTGATAAGGAGGTAGAACTACCGAACGAGATGGATATTTATGAGGAATAGCTCTATTTAGCATTTTAAGGCGATTCTAGGGCATATCTGCCTTTGAGTAGTACTATCTATCCAAAACGATGCAAAGTGTCTTAAAACGCTTATAATTGCGTTTTAGAGCTATTTGGTGTTTTTAGAGTTATATTTCTAATTTAGGCATATTGCATGAAATTTTCGGAAAAATTCATGCAGATTGGAAATATATGTCTAGTTTTTTATCTAAAAACTGGACAAAGTAGGAAGTAAAACCCTGCCAATATCCGAAATAGTGGGATGATTTTTACAAAATATGTGACATAGTTAGGGGTAATTCGGTAGTAATACTACCCTAATATCAAAAAATGTAAACTCTGCAAGTTTTGATAGTGTTCACTTATTTTGGTTGTTCATGTTCCGTGAACGGAGATAAAAAATGAACTGTCCGCTTAAATCGGACAAACCACCAAATTAATATGATATTGGGGAACATAATCACCAAACTGTTGCATAAAATGCAAGGGTTGAAATTATAAAATCTTGTTGTACTAAAATTATAATAATCTGCTTTACAAATAAAAAGCTATTGCTTTACTTTTTTCCTTATATTTGCTAAAAAGTAAAGTTATGATATATTTTATAAAGCATACTGATTATGTAAAAATTGGCTATACCGATAGAATTAAATTAAGATTAAGCACATTACAAGTAAGTTGCCCTGTTAAATTAGAAGTGCTTGGATTGATTGAAGGCAATAGAGAAGATGAAAGGAATTATCACAAAATGTTTAAACCTGCTAGTAGTAGTGGGGAATGGTTTGAATACAATACCGAATTGCAAATATTTGTTGAAGGATTAAGCGATGATTTATTATGGAAATATGGATTTGGCAAAGATGCTTTTACTCCAATAGGACTTATTAAACAATGCAGATTAGAGAAAAAAATGAGTATGGAAGAACTAGGCGAAACAATAGGCATTACTAAACAAGGTGTTTTGGATATGGAACGCAGAGATGCTCAAGGGAATATAACTATTGGTGCAATTCACAAAGCATTATTAGCTATGGGGTATAAATATCAAAATAGGGCAAAGTAAGAAATATATTTCCAATTCACCTTAAAAAAGCTATCAAAAAACAAATATTTAATCAAATTAGAAATATAATTCCAATTATAAATATTTAAAATTTAGTACTTATACTTAACATTAATTAATTAAATTAAATCAATTTTACATTATTAAAACAAAACAAATAACTATGAAAAAAACAACAACAAACCCTATGTACCCATCTTACAAACTTACTAATTTAGTTAATTATTTAAATGAGTCAGGAACAGGTACTTTAAGTCAAACATTTATGCCTACTTATTTAAATGAGACAATTAAAATGAGTTGTCATGATTTACTTAAAAAAGAAAAAGAGCAGATACAAAATGTATTTGAACATTGTTGGAATCATCCAAATTGGAAAGGTGAATATGACATAAAAGATATGAATGATTACTTAAAAAATTATAACCAAAACAAATAACCTATGAAACAAGAAGTAACAATGTACACTCTTATATGCGATGGGTGTGGAAAAAACGTATGCGAAGGAAGCGATTTTGCTGCTTGGAGTGATATAGATGGGGCAAGGAATGAAGCAGATTGTAATGAATGGATTGAATTAAATAACGAAGATTTATGCCCTAATTGTTGGGAATGGAATGAAGATGAAACAGACCATATAAAGAAAAACCAAAACAAATAACCTATGACACCACAACAAAAAGCACAAGAAATTTATAATAAATTAGTAGTTCGTATTCAGCGTTATGATGAGTATGTTGATGATAGAAGTAAATTTAATACTATTCAATGTGCATTAATATTAGTAGATGAGATATTGAAAATAACGAGTGAAAGCTATGACATTGACCACATCAATTGGTGGAAAGAAGTTAAACAAGAAATTGAAAACCTATAACCTATGAAAACATATGTAGATAGGGAAGTTTTATTGCAGGTAAAAAGAATATATAGCCAAGATGAAATAATTACTGATTTACATAGACAACTAAAAGAATATGGGATTAAGGTAGGTATTTTAGAAAGTCAAATAGCAGAATTAGAAGATGAAAATAAAGTACTTCGTCTTAATAGTCAAGATGAATATGTAAAAAACTTAAAAGTTACTATACAACAATTACTTAAAGCTAAACAAAAATATAAAAACGATGCTAGTAAATTTATGTACAAAAATGCAGAATTAGTATTTAAGTTAAACAAACAATTACTTTACTCAATAGAGTGAGTATTTTTACTCAATGAGCCGTAAATGATTGATAATCGGCTCAAGAATGATTGATAAAGTGCCATATAAAGCACAAAAGCATATCAGAATGTGCATTTTATGACTCATTATGCACTCATTAGTGTCAAATAATGCACTTTATGGTGGATATCCCCTACTTTCCTATAAAACCAAAAAGATTAGCTTTGTCTTGAGCAAACCAAAATTTTTAATTTATTTCTATGGAAGTAACCACTAATGTTGTCTTTGAGGTACTAAACAACTCAAAGAAGAGAATCTCTGTTATGCAAGGAGGTACAAGGTCAGGAAAGACTTACAATGTGCTTACCTGGTTTATAGTTAAACTTCTGCAAGAAAGAGGTAAAACCCTAACAATTTGCCGTTCATCCCTACCAAGTATCAAGGGATCGGTCATGAGGGATTTTA